CCCGCTGAAGCTGGACACCGTCGAGGGCACTGACACCTCTCTAACCACAGATACCGCTTACACAGTCGCAGCGCAGAACGTCGGCGACTTCGCGCCTGGCAAGACCGTCATCTCTGGTCTGGTCAGTTGCGACAACGGCGTCGGGTACTGCTACATCTTGAGCCAGGGTCTCGTGGCTGCAATCGTCCCCTGGTCAGTCAAGGGTGCTGTAACCGACGGATCGCCGGCGCTCTGCCAACCTTACACCCTCAAGGCAGGTGACATCGTGAAGGTGATGAACAACACCGCCGCCGATCGTGAAGCTGCCATGGCCGTCTACACCGCACGCGGGGTCTCGAGGATCTTCCACGTCACCCCGAGTGGTGGAGCTACAAACGAGCTAGTCGATCTCCAGACTGGCAACAGCATCGGCGACACTCTCCAGGGAGACCGGATCGTCAAGTGGTTCGGAACTTCCGTCGATGCAGCGAAGATTGAGACGCAGGGCTTCTTCGTCGTCGACGCCCTGGGCAACGTCATCGGCTCTTGTGCTGCTGGCTCGCCGATCGTCCAGCAACCCAGCTACTCTCCAGCGAGCACGGCTATCGCTCTGAACTACAAGGCCCAATTCCTGACCAACGCATGAGGTGAGGACTATGGCTAAGATGACCAAGGCAGCCGGTCGACGTCGACTGGGAGAAGTAGAGAGCAAGGCAAAGAAGCTCTTTCTTCGAGGATTCATATCCACCAAGGATCTGGAGTCCATCACCAGGATAGTCACAACGCGCTCTAAGGCACTGAAGTGATGCGGATGCCACTGCCAGATGCCCCGGCGGAATCCCCGCGTGTGTACAAACTCCTCAAGAACACCGCTCTCGAGAACGTCACCAATGCCTCGATCACATCTGTGGGAGACCCTATCTCGATCGAGATGCTCAACGAGGACGAGCTGCGCCGGTTAATTCTGGTCCAGTTAGCTCGTCTCTCAGTCAAACAGGAGTGGGATGGACTCCTAGGATGATCGCATGCCACTGCCAGACGCCATCAAGAGGTCTCCTCGAGTCTACACCAACCTGCAGAACATAGATCTCGATACAGTTTCATTCGCCCAGGTGCAGTCCACAGGCAACCCGATCGCAGTGGAGGAGATGAACGAGGACGAAATGCGGCGCCTCGTGCTCGTCAACCTCGCGCGCCTGGTAGTAGCTGGGGAGTGGACCGGTCTCCTCGAGTCCGGAGGCGGGGCGTACAAACAGACCCCAGTGATCTCAGACGCGAGCTACGATACCTATGACATCAGCTGTGCGGCCCCCTGGGGCGTTATCTCGAAGGACACTGATGGCGTCGACGACGAACCGTGCTTCTATCCCTTCATCGCGCCGAAGACGGGCACCCTGGCAGGCATCACGATCGGCGTCACTTCCGCAGCCTCATCAACCAACACCCTACAACTCGGACTCTACAACGCTGATTCAGATACAGGCGTCCCGACGACCCTGATCGCTTCCTGCGCCATCGACCTCGAGAGCACTGGCAGCATTCGCCAGACAAGCTTCACCGGGACGCCGTCAGTGACACGTGACACTCTGTACTACATGGGCTATTGCCGAAGCGCTGCAGTCGCTGCCTCCATCCAAACGTCGAAGCAGATCTATTGCCCAGGGCCGGGACCGACAAACAGCACTGAGGACATGAAGTCGCACCTCGAGCTGCAGAGCAGCAACAGGACGCTGCCCAGCACAGTCGACGAGACCGACCTGCAGACCACGAACTCGGAAACCCCCGTGATGCTGTTGGAGTGGTGAAGATGCACAGGAACACTCGACACTGGGACGGCGACACCCTGATCGAGGAGACCTTCCGCGACGTCGACTGGGAAGAGGTACGAAGGAGCAGGGATCAAGACCTCGAGCGCTGCGACTGGAGAGCTGGAAAGGATGTCGTCCTGGCTACCGCCTGGAAGGACTACCGCCAGGCGCTTAGAGATCTCCCCCAGGACCACGCCACGGCGAACGATGCCGTCGACGCATGGCCGGTGATGCCTGATGCCTGAGCACCACGAGCACGCCGAGGAGAGCTTCCCCGAGCAGGTGAAGCGCCTCGTCGTTGACAACGCCTTCGCCTTTGTACTCGGCTGGCTCCTGGGGGCGGGGCACATCGCAGCTCTCCTCGGTGACCTGGCTGGTGCGTTCTCATGACCAAGAGAAAACCGGACAAGGTGATCGAGTACCGCTTCAGCCTGCAGGACAGAGAGCGCGAGATCCTCGACCAGTTCGTGAACGCTCATACCTTCAACAGTATCTCGACCCCAGTGGTCAACCTGATGAACGACGTCACGGGGATGACAGTGTTCCTCACCCTGGTCGCCAGCGTGCTCGGGTTCACCTTCATCACCACTAACCTCACGGCGCCCAGCTCGGCGGATGTGATCGACGCCTTCCTCACCCAGCGCCAGCAGGCCATCGCGGCAGGGGCGATCATCGGCGGGACCTCGTTCTCCATCGGCACCTGGATATCGCAGCAGCTCGGCCTGTTCGATCAAGAGCCCTGATTACGAGTGCCTGTACTCCCGCTCTAATCCCGGCACTCGTATTTGGGACGATTGGATTTGGGCTGCAATCCTTGCTCTCCAAATCCTAAGCCGGTGACACGGCTACGAATCCTGTATTACCCCCCCCTCTAAGGGAGAGATAGACCATTATTGTCGCATGCTTCGGGCCTCTGGCCGCAGCAGAGGCAGATCGTCTCGACCTCGAGGATCTCGTCAACGACGTCCGAGTAATCGATCTCCATGTGCTCGCTGACCTCGAACCACTCGATCCTCTGGATGTTCTCTTCCCCCTCGAGCGTGCGAAACCTATCCCAGCCTTCCCAGGAGTCGAACTCGATTGCCAGCCACTTGAAGAACTCACTCAGTGTCATCTTCTTCGCCATCTTCAACTCTCCAGATTGCAGTACTTCTCGCAGCGCATACATCGATGCGAGTATTTCTTCGAGAAGCAGTTGATCAGTGGTCCCCGGCAGGACTTCCTGGGGCAACGTGTCGAGCTCATCCTTTCCAGTCTCCCCTGTTCCTCTGGCGGCACTCATGCCGCAGCGCGTAGTGGGGTTCGTGATTCGGCCGCACAAGAAGTTTCCAGACCCGAGGTCGACCTCGGCCCGACCAGTGACGGACTAGCTGTGTTCGGACTCGCTTGCCGCACTTCCTGCAGCGCCTCTGCAGAGTGATCGCGCCAGGGCGAGTGGCCCAGGTCCACCACGTGTCACACTGCGGGCACTGCCAGAGTCCTTTCATCATGTTTCTTCTTCCTGAAAGTATCCATGTTTACCCAAAGCCTCTGAAAGGGACTTTACGTCCTCTCTGAGGGCTTTCAGCTCCGCAGTGCGGTTCTGGCATCGCCTATGGTCCTCAATCGTCTCAGACAGTATCCTAGAGCGTCGTTTTTTCGGCCATGACGCAAATATGGCGTAAGCGGGTTCGGACAAGCTTGCAGAGATGCCAGGGCACATGATCCGACCCAGATAGGGGGGTGTTATTATTATTATCCCAAGAAGGTATGCCGACTCAAGGCTCAATAACCGCGAACGGTAGTAGGGTGGGTGCGCGGGGTGAGAAATATAGAGGATAAAGGTAGGTTGATGGGCGGTGCACGGTCGGTGGAGATACCATGGTAGCCACTGAACTGGTCATTCTGGGCGTTTTGAACGTCCTCTGCCTGCTTTCGATCGGCCTCCTCGCCCTCTGGATGCGGAAAGAGCTCGAGGAATCGGTCGCCGAGCTGGATTCATCCCTCGCCATGGCGATCCAGAGCACCCTGGCTAAGCTCACCGGCGAAGGGATCGTGCCGTACGAGCCTCCGAACCCGTTGCAGGCTGCCCTGGCTCAATTCATCATGCAGAAGATGTCGACGATCGACGCAGTTGTTCAACACAAAGGCCCAGACGGGACGTTTCAGAAGACAATCGATGAGTTTCAGTAGGATTATTAGCCAGATTGTTCACTTTCACTTTCAATGGCACGTAGAAAGGCGAAGCGTCGACGCTCGAGAAAGAAGTTCATCAATCTGTATGACATGGCAGTCC